TTTAATTAATCTTAGTGAGTTATTTATATAGTAGATTTAAGTAGAGTGCAAGAGATCCTTGTAGAAATACAAGATTTCAGCGATGTGGCGTTTATCTAAGTAGCCACAGAAACTTGGGGGGCAGCATTTTTAATTGCATTTTCTCTATCTGCAATTTTAGCCTCTTCGAGTTTAATCTCATTGATAGTGTCTTTAATAGCATTATCAATTCTGACCATGTTAAGAGTATATTTACCTTCTTGCTCATACTCCAGTTGCCACCTCAACTCCAAGGACTTTTTCTGTTTGTACAACTCGTGTACCATCAACAACCTCCTCATAGGTTATTCGTTTAATCTTGGGATCCATCATTTCTCCAAGATATTCCCATTTTACACTTTTTTCTCCTAGTTTGTCAATGATAGAATTTTCAATAGATTCAACATTATCGTCAGCTAAAACTTCAAATTTAGCTTTATATTGATATGCATGGATGTGTACTAGGAATTTTCTCATATTTCTCACCATATTTAGAAAATGTGGCCGAACTATGTCCGGCCACAAATTTAGTTTAGGTTACGCACCTTCAACGCCGAAGATACCTCTATAGTCAGATGCGCCGAAGACGTATCTTTCTCTAGCTTTGTATCTTACGTTACCAGTATCGAAATCACCTTCCATTGACGTAGTCAATGGAGTTCTTTCAAAGTGTTTCATACCATTTGGAACGTCCGTAATAACGTACCATGAGTCAGAATCATTTAAGAAATGGTTCACTCTGTATCCTTGAGGAATCATTCCCATAGAGTTGACTGCATTGATATCGTTATCCGCAGTACCAGTTCTACCTTGAGACTTTAAAAGTCTTTCAGCATTGAATTGGTTAGCAGACGGAATTATCATCTTAACGCCTCTAGCTGCAACTTTTAAACCTCTCTCATCAGTAAAAGCAGCGATGTCAATCAATGCTTGTTCTAATGAAGTTTCGTTTAAGTCCGCTTGAGTAGTTAAAGTGTTTGAAACATCTGTTCCACTGACCGTTGTGTGGGCAGTTGAGAACAATGCTACGCCATCACCTGTTTTATAAGTCGCTACCGAAGGTAGACCATTATTCAAAGGGTTAGCTGCTTTAACTTGTTTTGCGTTAGACATAGATCTTGCTAGTGCTTTTGTGTATCTAGAAGCTAATCTATCGTAGAGGTTATCTTCGATAGCTTCTTCTGTGATAGCGAAAGCAAGCGCGATCGTTTCCATAGTGTAACGAGCAGTGTAAGTCTCTTGTGCTGTATCGTATGATACGCCTTGACCTTCTGCTTTTACATCAGCGTTAGCGAATCCTGATAACATAACTTCCTCTTCGAAAGCTCTGTCACTTGATTCAGTAACGTATATTTCGGCCGACTCGTTGTCGTACCTTTTGTATTCCAGCCCAAATAGTGCATTTAGGCCTGGTTCTAGTTCTTTAACTAGCTGTGCTCGTGATATTGCCATTTTCTAATTGCTCCTATTATGTATTACGAATTAATTCGTTTTGGTTCTGAACAACTCTAACTGTAGCATAAGCTGCAGTTTGATCTGAGTTATCCGGATCTTCTGAGGATCCTAAGAATCTCCACGATTTAGTATTCGCATTTGAACCGTCAGAAATTGAAAGTGTTGAACTAGATCTTCCACCTGAAGCAGTTCCGGACGTAGCCGAAACGTTCATTCCATAAGTTTCCCATATTTTAACATGCGCTGCAGGTATATTCGCTGCAATTAACGCATCCGTTACAACATTGTAAACTTGGAAAGGATTATCTAATACGAACGCTTGTATTTCTTCGCTGTTCGCTGGAGTTACTTGGTAATAATAGTTGCTCCAAGTTGGCTTCAAAGTAGTAGCCGCGTTGAAGAAACAACCATTAAAGACACCGACAGTCGTTGCCGTTTTACTACCTTGACCAGTCACAACATATCCGCCAGCGATAGTTACTGCTTCGCCTTGGTATATGCTAGTAGCTTGCCCAGTAGCAATCCAGTATTGACCTTGACCTGCTGTAGCGGGAGTTGATCCCAGCGTTCCAGAAGCCCAAAGACCAAAACCATCTGTCTGTTTGTTAGCCATAGTTTTCTCCTTGTGTCTATTTGCATAGACGGTTTATTTAAATCGATAGTAGGGAATTGGTTGTTATCCCGAGAATAGTTAAAAAATTAACTTTTCTTTGTACCACCGAAGGTTACGCGAGATTGTCGATCGACATCGATCGGCATACTCTTATGTTGTTCCCTAAGTAAGTCGGATTCAACTGCTTCGTCCTGACCTTCAGTTAATTTTTTCTGATAATCAGACCGCGCTTGCGCGAGTTCTTCGGGTATCCTAGCCAACAATAGGCCTCCAACTCCAATGACTCCCTTATATTTGCCTTCGCTCACAACTGGATAGTCAGAATCGGTATATTCATCAGCTCTCACTAATTCATATCCTTCTCTAAGTCTTCCATAGATATTTTTACTATCTGTGAATCCTAGAGATTCTGCTCTGATCCATCTGTGCCTGAATCCATCAGGTGCAGGGGGTGCATCCAGAGAGGATGGTGGCTTGTACTCTTTTGGACGTTCAGTTTTTGTCCGAGTTCCAGCCGCACGAGAAAGTTTTTTGTCTTCTTTTTTCATATGCTTACGCCTCCTTCGTGAGTTTTAATTGTTTTGCATATTCTTCGAGTGGCACACCTAATTTTTTAGCTATTGCTACTTGAGACGATGTGAGTCTCATTTGTTTGCGACCAGTTTTTGCACTTCTATTCGCAGAAGCCACCGACTGAACGGGTCTAGTCGTTTGTCTACTCTCAGTATTACCAAACTTATGAGGAAAGTCAACTCTAATTCTTTTATCAATTTCTTGATAATATTCATCAGATTTAGGGTCATAACCTTCTCTATCTACTAGATCCTTGTGAATCTCAAACGCCGTAAAAGTCATGGCTCGATTAGTACCGAACCATTTGTTTCTTGACGCCCAATCTTCAGCTTCAGGATCAGCTTCAGGTAATGATTGTGGAGTATGTCTTGGTAAATTTCCACCGTCGGAAAGTTGAACAGGTTTCTCCGCCTGTACAGACTGTCTTTGTTTTAATTTAGCATTATCAAACGCAAGTTCTGCAATACGTTTGTTTGCTTCAACTTGAGCAGTTGCATCTCCAGCTTCAATGGCTTGGGCCAATTGTTTTTGAGCCATATCCATTCCGCTTTTAACGCTTTCTTCAAATTTTTTCGTATAGTCCGAATCAATTCTTTGAAATCTTTCATTATCAAGTTTTCTTTTATTCTCTACAGCTTGAGCATATTGTACAGCAGCCTCTTCTCTTCGTTCTGCTTCTCTCATTTTTCTTGTGAGTTTAGCAATACGAGATTGAACTCCTTTACTATAATCCTCTAACTTAGAGTCGTCTGTTTTTGGTTCTTCTTCCTTTACTACTTCTGTTACTGTTTCTTGTTCCGGTGCGCTTGTTTCCTCTTTAGTTTCAATAACCGTTTCATCTTTTTGCTCTTCGACAGCTACATCTACTTCAGGTCCTGAAGTATCGATGTCAACTAGCTTTTGACTCGGTTTCTTGTTTTCTTCTTCTGGCATAGTTCTCCTTTTCTATGTTAGTATTTATGCAAGAGATCCTCTGGATCCTTGACGGTTGCTAAGATTTCATCTTCATTCAACAACCTAACTTCCCCACCTTCAATATTTATTCGTGATCCTGCATAACGTGCAAAGACCACCCAATCACCAACCTTGCACCATGGACCTGTTGGATATCTCTCTTTATCCCTATAACATTCTGATCCCATAGCTAATACGTTTCCGCATTGTGATGCAACTTGTTGACGTTCTAATGTTGATTCATTCATGATTACTCCCCCTTTAGTTGTCTCATTCATTTTAAATGGTAAAACTAAAATTCTCCAACCAGTTGGTTGAGGAAGTTTTTCTTTTTGATTTGTAACTTCTTTTTTAGGTTCGACTTTTGGTACGCCGATTAATTCTTTATTTGGTGTGATTATCTTTGGGTTTTGACCCGTTGATATTGATGACTGTTCCTTTTGACTCATTTTGCTCCTTATTATCTAGCAGGTTAGAGAGTTCCTGTTTAGTTGCCTCTAGGGCGTTTATTTGTCCGATAATATACTTATATGTTTCCATATTGTCAACCCCTCCGGACGTTATAGAGATTGATAATTGATTAAGACGAGCATCTAATGCTCTTCTTAATTTATAAACTACGTTTTCTAGCTCAGCCATATTAATAAGTTAAACCAGCTACCGCAGCTTGACACGGCTTACAACTTTTTTTAAATCTTGCATGCGATGTACAATGACTGGGTCTGGGTATAACTATTTCTTTTATTTCTTCCTTAATTTCTTCTTTAGGTTCTTCTAAAACTACTGGTTTTTCTTTTTTACTGAATAAACCTTTTATCCAGTTTATCAATTTTTTGATCATTACTTGATTTGTATTCCTACTTTTTTTCCACCTAGTACTATACCAGAACTTTTATGCGGTCCGTATCCATGTTGTAGATAATGTTCGGCTGCTGAGCCGCCATTTCTTTTGTTGATTCTTTTTCTTTTTCCATGATCAACATGAGGTTTTCCTGTTAAACGTTCTGCTGCTTTAGGAATATTAGTTTTAACTCCATGTTTATCTACATGTTTTCCTGTTTTAATAAAATCTAAAAATCTCTTTCCAGCTTTACCTGCGCCTTTAACAACACCACCTATGGCTTTACCTTCTCTCTTACCACCTCTGACCCACAGATGTGGTCCATGAGGTCTAGGTTTTTTTGCACTTCCACCACTTTTAAGTGGTGTCATATATTTTTTTTTAGGTCTTTTATCTGGTTTTGGTCCTTTACCACCTGGACGACCCGGACTTTTATAATCAGATTTTCTAGGCGGTCTTGCTTGAGGTCCTGGTGATGGTCTTCTCATACGCTTTGTTAGTCTATCAAATTTTCTTCCACCCGCAGCTTCTCTTCCTTCTTTTGAAGAATGAGGTTTACCTTTTACTCCGCCAGCTAACCATTTAACAAGTGGATCATCGCCTGTAAGGTGTTTACCTCTGGTTTTTCCAGCAGGTCCACCGCTTTTTAATTCTGTTCTAATTCTATGTTTTTCGTCTCTTAAATTTCTTTTGCCTCTTGAAGTGTATGCTTTTTCAGCGTCTACTCTTCCAAGTTCTTCTAATCTGTTTTCTCTTCTAGTATTTCTGAAGCTTCTTCCTTTTCTCTTTGGTTTGTCTGCTGCTACTATTCTTAGGGGCATATTATTTTCCTTTTCTTTTCTTAGCCATTTTCTTAAATGTCTTTGCTAACGCTTTTGCTCGTCCAGTGCAACCTTTTTTTGTAATAGGTGTGCATTTTCCTTTAGTTCCACGTTTTTTGATTGATTTATTTACTGATTGTATCCAGTTCTTTTTAACTTTTCCACCACTTTTAAATCCTTCTCTAATTGGAATTCCTCCAGTGGGATAGCCATCTCTATTCGCTCCTAAATTGGGTTTATAACCTGATCTTGGACTTGTATCATGTTGTAATGATAAAGATGTTTGTCCGGCGTTTGGTGATCTAAATTTTCTCATTATTTGTCCCAATTCTTAGAACCTTTTCTAGTATCACTTGGAGCATCAAAACTTCCAATTGAATAAGCTCTTTTAGTATCTTTCATATGTTTAATTTTTTTCTTAGCTTTTTCTCCTTTATGAATAGCTGCTTTATGTTTGTTAATTTCGTCAATATTTTTTATATACCAATGTGTATGACCAGCTTCTTTACTTTCGGCTAAAGATTTTTTAGTAGGTTTAACAGATTTAATATCAGGACTTCTTGCGCCGTACTTAATACGGTCAGCACGCGTAGCTTTACCAGTTGCAATTTTTTTCTGTTTGTAAGCTTTAACAGCTTTACCAAAACCTTTTTTGGCTATTCCAAATATACTCATAAATTACCTACTACTTATTAACTTTGTTCTTACGTCCGAACTTAGCTTTTCTTTTGCCCCAAGCTCCATAAGATTCATCTCTTCTTGCCTTCATAGATTGTTTCTTAGTGGATTCTTTTCCAGTTCTCATACCTAGAGATTCATCTTCTCTAGCTGCGTATCCCTGCTTAAATTTTTTTCTTTTAGCAGATCCACCTTTTTTGTATGGGAATCTAGATTTGTAAGGTCTTGTTCCAAAATCGTTTCTCATCTTTTCTCCTTATTTATTTTTTTCCATTTCTGAAAATTTGTGTACCCTTTATACCAAATATTGACGCACATACAAGTATCCATAAATTAGTAAACCATGTCGGAAGCGCCTGGAAATGCTCGAAGAAGATTTTTATCTTCTCCATAGCGGCCGGATCGTCCGACCAGACCCCCCATGCGAGCACCAAGATTGGAAGTGTCAAGATGGCTAAAACCACCTCGTCCTTATAATCGTTTTGACGGGCTTCTAACAGTTTGCCCTGGTAAGCTTCCTCACCTCGGGCCATCTTAGCTGCGTGCATGTGTTGCGCATCAGCCATAGCCATTTGAGTCTCTTTACGCTTTTTGTAGATGTGAGTACCTGCGTTGAGAGCTAATTTAATAGCACTAAACCACATACTAATACCACTTAGCTGTTTGTTTTCTAGCTTTGCCTGTTCCCTTTACGGTAACTTTATCTCCAGTTGCAATATAAACTCCTTTACCTCTAAAACTAGATTTACCTCTTGGGTCAATCTCTAGATTTTGAGAAGGAATTGAAATCTTTACAGATTTACCTAATGGTGCTTGTTTTTCTTTTGCCATATTTTTCTCCTAATGGTTTGTATATACTAAGATCTAGGACCTTTCAAGGTTCTAACGTCTTTAGCCTTCATTTTGTCTGAAGTCAGTTTAACATCAGCAGATATCAATGATTTCTCAATTGCTGTATCTGCTCTTAAATTAGCTAATTCTTCGTTCTGTTCTAGTTTATCATCTGTGATTTCTCTATTTTGAACCATCTTAGCGTTATCTAAATTAATTCTTGCATCCACCTCTTGTTGTTTTCTTTCAGCATCTATTGCTTTAAGATCAACTTCTCTCTCTTTAAGTTTCAATAATGGATCATGATCAAATCTGCTTGTAATAGCTTTTTCTTCACTTAAAAATTCTTCAGTCATGTCAGCAATTAAAACTGCTTTTCTAGCTTCTATCTTCTGAGAGATTTGTTGAAACTGTTGTTGCATTTGCGGGTTTTGAACTGCTGCTTGTTGCATTTGTGGTAACATTTGCATTTCTTGAGCAAATTCTAATTGTACCTGTTCTTGTGCCATCAATGATATGTGCTCCATAATATTTTTCTCTAAGGCTGCAGTAATGCTCGGATTATTTCTAACAAAGTTACTTGCCATAAAATTTAAGTGAGCTGTTACGTGTGCTCTATGATCTTGTCCAGG